CAAAGGTAGCTACTGTAACTACGGCCAACTGATTTACTGTAAAACTTGTAACAGATGTTGCACCTGTTACACCTGTTATATTTGCACCACCTCCATAAAACTCAGCAGCACAAACATTACCACTAAACTCACTCGCTACACCTGAAACTTTTGTAGTAAAAGATCCAGTAGCTGCAACAAGATTAGTTGCACTAATACATGCTGAGAACAAACCAGTGGCTCCATCTATATCCCCAGTAACATTACCTGTTAAAGCACCATCAAAGGTAGCTGCACACACAGTACCGCTAAACTCACCTGCTACACCTGATACCTTTGTGGTAAATGAACCTGTAGCTGCAACGAGATTAGTTGCACTAATACAGGCTGAGAACGAACCAATAGCTCCATCTATATCTCCAGTAACATCACCAGTAACATTACCAGTTAAAGCACCATCAAATGTTGCAGCACACACAGTACCACTAAACTCACCTGCTACACCTGAAACTTTAGTAGTAAATGAACCATGGGGTGCTACCAATGAAGTAATAGAAGCTGCTGTTACCACACCCAAAGTATTAATGGTCATTGCTGCTACTGATGTTGGATGAGTTATACCTGTTATATTTGCACCACCTCCATAAAACTCAGCAGCACAAACATTACCACTAAATTCAGCAGCTACTCCTGATACTTTTGTAGTAAAACTTCCTGTAGCTGCAACAAGATTAGTTGCACTAATACAAGCTGAAAAAGAACCAGTAGCTCCGTCTATATCCCCAGTAACATCACCTGTTAAAGCACCATCAAACGTAGCTGCACATACAGTACCACTAAACTCACCTGCTACACCTGAAACTTTTGTAGTAAAAGATCCAGTAGCAGCGACTAAATTAGTTGCACTTATACATGCACTAAATGATCCTGTTGCACCATCAATATCTCCTGTTACATCACCAGTTAATGCACCATCAAATGTTGCAGCACAAACTGTTCCACTAAACTCACCTGCTACACCTGATACCTTTGTAGTAAAAGATCCAGTAGCAGCTACTAAATTAGTAGCACTAATACAAGCTGAAACATTAATCTTATTTACTTTAAGATTACCTATCGAAAAGTCTCCACTTACACTCAGTTCTCCTGCAACTGCAACTTTACCTGTTGCTATCTGTAATGCAGAGTTTGTACCATCACCACTTTGTACAGTCTGAAGTGTAGTAGATACACCAGTATTAGTTGATACACCTATTTTTAAAAGTTGCTTATAAGTGCTTGCTATTTGTTTTCCTGTTAATTCTGTCATATCAAATTCCAATAATTTGTTTCATCTTCCCAATTAGAAGTAACTTGTTCCCATAAAAGATTTTGTCCACCTGGAAAAGGTTCAGGTCTAGGATTGGGAATATTAGGATTATCCCTTACATCTGGAACCTTATTTTGTGGGTTATTTTTTAAATCAAACGCTCCTTCAAAATCTTGTGGACATACTAACAATCCATAGCTGTTCATCTGCATTACAGAATGCTTGTATCTCCAACCACATATATCACATATTGCCCATGAGTTTTTTCCACTTGCCATTTTAATACCATCTTAATCTTGGTCTAATATACATACTTGATCTTTGTCTATTCTCTTCCATTGCTCGCTGTAACAATTCTTCATAATTTTGTTTAAGCATGGCAATTCTATTATCAGGAACTCCTGGTCGTTTCATACCCAAATAATAAGACAAACCACAAGTGAGAGGAGGTAGAAAATACTTAGGTATATCCGCATTCTGAATGGCCGATTGATTAACATCTTCAAGCTCACGAATTGTTTCTATTTTTAAAATATCAGTTGTATTTTCAGGAATAGGCCATAATGAAATAATAGGATTATCTCTATTTCTTTGAATAGTCCATTGACTAGCTCTTCCTGTTTGTGACTTTCTAGGCACAAGTAAGTATTCTTCAAACGTAATTCTCTGGGCCTGTAAATCAACATTGTCTCGATTTACTACCAACTCCATTACGTCCAAAATATTTGAACTAAGATCATAACTTGTAACACTGGTAGAAACAGTCACGAGTGTAACTGCTGTTGTCCATAACATAATACCACGGTTCTGCCAATCCTTTAACATAAGATTAATAGAACGTCTAGCTGAAGCTGGTTCATGGCCTAATATCTGCTCACCACCAACCATCTCTGAAGCTTCTTGGATTACCTCATCAATATCCAGATTAAAGTTAAATGTACCTGAAACTGCCATTTAATTTACCTACACGTTAATCCTACCACCGCCCCTTGGTTTAGCAGCGGTACTTCCATAAGCACCATAGGACTCATCTCGTCTAGCTTTTCGTTTAGAAGCTGGACCTGCACCAAGTCTAGCTGCTACTGATTCATCTTTTCGAGCAGTATATCCCTCTGGCTTTCTGGTTTTCTTTGCAACAGTTTTCCTCTTTTTTTTAGGAGCAACCGCACTATTTCGATTCTCCATATTTGCTATACTCATTGAAACTCTACCTGCCATTTTAGATTCCTTTCTTTTTTATAAATATTATTAGGTATTAAGCTGTACTTTTCAACTTAAACCTGACCTCCTTCTTTATAACCTTCTATTACTTTACCACCACTATTTCGTGGTCTAGCTTTTCCCCATCCCTGTGGTTTACTAATTTTACCACCACCACTTCTTTTAGCAACCTTACCACCATGAGATCTGGTTTCAGGTTTAGATCTTACAGGAAGAGGAGGATTTTTAGGTATCTTAATAACTTGCCCAGCCTTAATCTTATCCTTATCTTTAATAGAAGGATTAGCTCTCATCAAGTCTCTAACAGTAACACCATGCTCCATTGCAATCTCTGAAAGAGTATCACCCTTTTTAATCTTATAACTTTTTTTAGAAGCTGCTTTAGTAGGAGATGGTCCTGTATCGCCAGAATCAAGAGCTTCTTTAATTCCTACACCTGCACCAACTGCACCTGCACCTACACCTGCACCCTTTAATGCTGATCTACGTCTAGCTACTTGTGAAATAGGGTTTGCAAGTGTTCTTTCTTTATTAGCTAAAGTATTTACATTACTTGGTTTTCCTTCTCTCACACTTCTTTTACTAGGTCTAACTTGTTCATAATCTAAAGGCTTTGTTATATCTTTCCATTTCATACGTTTTCCTGTTCCAGCCTTTTTTCCTATAGCCTTTGCGAATGCTGATCCTATTGACATAATAATTTCTCCTCCTTAACCCTTTTTTCTATTCTTAGCTATTTTTTTAAAAGTTTTGGCTAGAACTCTAGCCCGACCCTTACACCCAGGTTTTGTTATAGGCGTACACTTACCTTTAGTACCACGTTTCTTAATAGACTTATTAACTTTCTGTATCCACTTCTTATCTTTCTTCTTCTTCTTCTTAGCCATCTTAATCTCCTTGGGAATACTAGCTCGTGAAACAGCCATTAAACCTGACCACCTTTTTTATAGCCTTTAATAATTTTATTACTACCTACCATACCACCACCACGTTTATTAACTTTCGGTGGCGGCATTCCTCTTAAAGACAAGGGTGCGCCAGCTAAGTCTTGTATCCATCTTGGCATATGCTGCATAGGATAATTTGACCAGTCATCATTACTATCAAAAAAATCAGCTTTTGCATCATTCATTTTAGATTTTATTTCTGATATTCTTTTTTTAGAAACACTGTCTCCCTTTACAGCATTGCGTTTTTCTTCTTTCGCTAGTTCTTTTGCTAATGTTTTATATGTACCGCTAAACTTAGATACGGCTCCTTTTTTAGTAGCCATTCCTTCTATTTTTGGTTTATCCGTCATTTTAATTACTCCCCTTGATTAATGGATTAAACCTGACCACCCTTTTTATAACCTTTAACTATTTTCTTACTACCTACTATTCCACCACCTCTTGCATATTTTGTCTTGATCTTACCACCCCTTTTCTTATTACGTCTATAGGATGGATAATCTGGTATATCTTCTCCTGAAGAAATCCCCAATACAGCATCTCTTTGTGACTTAGATAACCTTTCTAGCATTTCTGATAAAGCAGGATCTATTTCTGGAAGATGACTAATTTGTTCACTCCTACTATCATGTTCAGATATTTCTTTATCTTTCAGAGCTTCATTTATTTGCTTTTGTAATGTTTTTAAATTTATTGGTCTTCTTGGCATTTCTAATTACTCCCCTTGATTAATGGATCGTCAGCACCTACAGGACTGAACGGTGTATTCATATCGTCTTGTCTAGTTCTTCTAGCTTGGTTACGCAAACCATCAATAGCTGCTGTATATTCACCTTGCCATGCAGGAATAACTGTAAAGCTTTTCATAAAAAAAGATGCTTCAATCATACTTGCGTAGAACAAAGCATCATAACAAAAATCACTATAATAATTATTTGGTGCAACTGAACTAAGTGAAGTTGGTCTGTTGACATGTGCAATTTCCCCGTCCAAAGTTGAAACGGGAGTAGGTGCAATTAATACACTTGAATCAGTTCTTCTTGCATAATATTTTGGTGTACCTACTGAGGCACTTACATAGGGCCAGTAGTCATGGATAAACTCGTCTGTTCTTTGAAGCAGACTTGTTCTGTTTCCACTTACCATAACATTAAAGTTTTTAACAATCCTTGTTCCTGAAGGTAAGGACACATAAGGATTGTTTAATGAAACTGCAATTGAAGTAAAGGTCACAAGACCGTAATCATCTAAATCTCTTGTTAGACGATTCTCAGCCTTATTAACGAATTTAGCAATTGCAGTTAAAAATTCAGAGGAGTCATCTTCAGCAGTGTTTTTTATATCGTCAACCAGATAAGTAAAATCAGCCATTTTCAGGCTCCTTTATCCGTAGAATACAGTAATTGCCGTTGTTGAAGCAGCGGCTGAAACTTTTACAACTCCTCTAACTCTGGGTCCAATATCGCCCAGATAAATATCTGTTGGGGAACCAGCTTCATCAGTCCACTTCATTGCAGTACCTGCCGCTCCTGTATGAGCCGGATCAGACACAATTTGTTTTTCACCTGTAATCTGGTTACTTCCGCTTGCTACTCCATTTGAATGAATAGAATAAATTCTAATAAAATCGTCTACTCCGTTTGAACTGTTTAAAGTTACTGAAGTAGTAATATCTACCAGAAGACCACTTCCAGTACCGCCAGCATCTACCATAGCTGTTTTAATATTTGAGGCCATAGATTATACTCCTTAATATATAAAATAGAGTGGAGGAAGAGAATTAAATCCCTTCCTCCAGACTATATAACACCTCTTAACCAGAGTTACCAAAGTAACCTCTCCAGTCAGACCAACCAAAGCTGTAACGCTCACGGGCCTTAAACCGCAGATTACCAGTATCAAAGTCAGGCTCCATCTTCGTTTGAAGCGGAGTTCTGTTAAACATCTTGGCACCATTAGGAACATTAGTTCTAATGAACCAAGCATCAGTATCAGTAAACCTACGATTGACAAAGACTCCCTTTGGAAGCATAGACATGCTCTGAATGGAGTTAACGTCATTCCAGCCTGAAGGATTAGTCACGGCAGAACCAATGGCTCCCGACTCACCTGAAGCTGGTCTATAGGCAGAATTAAGAACCGCATTAGCAGTAGCCCAGTTATCAGCCGCTACATGCACAGACATGGGAGCGCCTCCAACAAGAATACCTCTATCGTCCTTAATCTTCTGAATAGTAGTTATAGCTGCCTCCAACGAGGAGAACGACAAATCAGCATCGCTCAAATCATTAGATTGGTTTCCATCACCTACAGTTGGGTGGGAAGCGGAAAACAATGGCTGACCATCACCACCTGCATAGGTAGTAGCGGTGTTAAACCCATTGTTAAAGATATCCGCAGCTTTAACTTGTTTAGTATTTGCCATAGATCGGGCAAGACCTTTAGCCCTCAACTTGGCAAACGTATCATAAAGGTTGTCTTCCATTGCTTCCTCAGTAATTGCAAATGCAAGAGCAATAGTCTCGTTAACATAACGAGCCGTATAACTCTCCTGTGCATTATCATAACTAATGGAAGCACCCTCACCCTTAACAGGTGCAGTACCAAACCCGGTAAACAAGACTTCCTCTTCAAAGGCTCTGTCTGAATTTTCTACTTCAAACAGATCTTTATATTGATTTTCAACTTCTCCATACTCAATACCAAAAACGGCATTTAGACCAGGAAGAAGTTCTTTGGCAATACTTGCTCTATTAATAGCCATAATTCATTCCTCCCTTATCTAGCCGAAACGCCAATTGCGCCAAACCGATCAAAGTGTTGAATAAGTTTAACTTCAACAATTTCAAAAGCTCTTTCGGCAGAAACATTAATGTTGTTTCCTGGCTCGTCAACCCAACCAACTACACGAGTCATTCTTTGTGCGATATGTCGGGAATCTCCATCAAGAGCAAATCCTGACTGTCCAGTAGTAGTTGAACCCGCACCTATAACAACATCAAAATTATATGAGTTTACGTCACCCACACTTACTGAAGCATCTGCCTGAACTTCATATACAGTCTGAGGATCATCACTGATAATCCCATATGCATTAGAAGCGGAAGTACCAGTAGGCCAATAGCGGGACCAATTCGGTTCACCATTAGTCTCATAGTAACAACCCTGGAAGACACCCCAAACATATTCAGTAGTACAAGTAATCACATTTAGATTACCTGCACTAACCCGTACAAGATCACCAGTAAAAATATTGCTTGCATAACCACTTGCAATAGGATACTGAGTATTTGTACCAGCGGAATTAGGCCTGGAACCATACCTTCGTGAAGGAGTAAGGCCAGACGCCTTTGCACTTGTAGTCATATTGCTTCTCCTTTTAAATTAAACCAAGCAAGTCTACTAATCTTGGAAAGACGGTTGCCTTCCCTTAACAATTTGAGACTTACTATTGTTGGAAATTGGCATTCTTGAATCAGATTTTCCTTCCATTTGTGCTTCAACAGCAGTTACCAGATCTTTACTCTTATCTTCAAAATGCCTTGTTCTTGCCTCATGCTGACCCTTTGCAATCTTTGCAAGGGCTAAATCACCACGGTTGACTACTCCAGCATAACGACCACCTTCCATTACGATAGAAGAAGAAGACATTTCAGGAACTTCATCAGGAGTTACGAACACCCATCCCTCATTCAATTTCTTACCTACATTTAGATAATCATCAACACCTTTATTATTGATTCTAATCCAACGTAGATGCATATCCTGAGAATCGAACCGTGCTTTAGTCATATCCGGAATATGTAAAGCATCTTGCTCTTCATAGGTCCATTCTTTTTCTCTTGTCTTATTTTCCCTCATATCTTCTGTACGTTCTCTTTTTTCCAATGGCATATTTTTATCCTCCACGCCTTGTTTCAACATCTGTATACCCGCCTTCTGATTGATCAATTTTTAATTTTTCAGCAGCGTACATATCAAGTGGTATGTCCCATTTCTTAGCCAATCTCATATCTTCTTGTGTAAGCTTGACCTTTTTACCGGAAGTTGAAGGAGAACGTGATGCTCCCGCAACCACTTGAGCAGTCGTTTTCGGTGACTGATCCCGAACTTCTTGTTCCACACCTTCTTGTTGTTTTGTATTAAACTTATGTGGAAATGCTTTCTTTAAACGATTATCTACTTCAGAATAAAACTCATTATCTGAAGGATTAAGACCCATCTGTTTTAAATCATTATCAATTGCTAAAGCAGCAGCGGTCATTACATTATCCTTACCGAACCATTCATTATCCGATGCCCATCTTACTGCTCGTGGATCTGCTGTATGTTGTTGTGCAGGTGCTTGTTGAATTTGTTGCTCTTGTTGTTCTACAGTTTGTTTATATCTTTGAAGAGCAACTTTTGTAGCACCTAAACTATCAATATCTCTTTGGTGTTGATTAAGAACTTCCTGTGCTTTTAAAACCTTTTCTCCATCTCCACTTTGATAAGCTTCAAGGTAATTTGTTCTAGCAAGTTCCATTCCTTCTTGTAGTTGTTTTTCTGAAGTATCGGTAGTTATTTCTTGAGCTTCAGTAAATTGTCTTTCCCTTCCAACAAGTCTTCTAGTTAGATCTTCATTTTTTTGAATGAGGTTTTGAATATGTTCATCTCGTTCCTTACGTTGCTTAACAAGATTCCGTATTCTTTTTTGAGCGCCTTTAGTTTTAATACCTTTTATTTCTTCAGGCTCACCAACTTCTTTTTCTTCTACTGCTTCTACCTTTTCCTCTTCAGTAAAGCTACCACCTTCATCCTCCCAAGAGGATTCAGTAGTATCTTCCTTCTCTTCTTCTTTTAATATCTTTTTTTCTTCTTGGCCCTCAATCTCGTACTCTACCTTTTCAGGCTCTTCACCCTTAGCAACTGAAATCTCTGACCATTGTGCATCATCCATAGCTATACTTCCTTTCTTAATAACGCTGTTACGAATCAACGATTACGTCTGTTTTAAACATTATATCACATAATTAACTACTATGCAACTAAAAATTAACTAATTAGACAAATTAAATGTAGGATCTAAATCTTTAGAATTATTTACCTTCATCATAATTTGATCATCAAAAAGAATCAATAACTTAATTCCTTTATATAAAAGCTTAGTTCCTGTATGTTTACCATAACATACATAATCACCTACCTTACACCACGGACCTTTAGGAAACTTATTCTTATCTAAATATGCTAATTCCCCCAATGCCAAAATTCTTCCTACAGTAGTTAAATAAGCCATATCATCTTGTGTTGAATCAGGAAGAAGAAGACCTCCCTTTGTTATACCCTTTACAGATACGGGTCGTATCAATAAATTATATCCTGGTAGATGTGGTAAATCTTTTGGATCTGGAAGATCTTCCTCATTGGAAATCCACTGATCATTTTTAATTGCTTTTTCCATAGCTACTGATCGCACTAATTATCCTCCTCTTCATCATATTGTCCATTACTTCTTTTTTTAAGAATATTGCTAAGTGTTACTCTTGAAAACATTATACCTTTACAATAACCAACAAGATTTTGATATTCTGAAAACGATCCTGGCGCTCCCATACTTAATACTTCTTTAACTTTTTCTATTTCTTTATTAAACTCTAGAATAATTTCATCCCAAGCTTCCATTTATTGTGAACCAACACTTCCGATATCACCTGAACCACCAAGACACCAATATCCTATAGCCATACCTATAACTACCCAAACAGGTGCTGTAGTCCAAAACCAATGACTACACCCACAGGTGGCACAATCACAGCCTAATTTCATTAGTTTCATAATTGAGTTTTTCATAAGTTAATCTCCTTTGCTGAAATTATTTCTTGAACTTTAGTTGACAGATTTTCTTTTTGTAGGTCAGTTTTTTCTGCCATTTTTGCCAACTCCATTAATACATCCATTCCCTTTAACTGTCTATCACGATCATCATGATTAGCCATAGCTGCCAGTTTTGCAACAACTTCCATAACTTTAAGTTTTTCACTTGTCTCAAGTTTAGCTTGTTCAGTTGCTACTCTAGTTAATATATCAATAGCCTTAATAGATTGTCGTGCAGATCTTTCTTCTCTCTTTTCATGTATACTAACCTGATCACTCATACCTTTCTGAATAATCTTTGCTTCTAATTCTTTTTCTTCAAGATTAAGTTTTCTATTTTCAAGGGCTGCATCTGCTGAATCAGTAGCTGCTTTTAGCTGTAGCTTCTGTTGTTCTAAAGCTACTCTTGCTTGTTCAAGCTGAACCATCTGCTGTTCAGGACTCATCTGTTGACCTGCTGCTGCTTTATTGGCCTGAAGAATTTGTTGAGCAGCTTTTATCTGAGCCATTTCTACAATATTTTCAGATGAGGCAGTCTCAGGTGGAACACGTTTAATAATTTCATTTGCCATTCCACTCATCTGTTCTTGATATTTAAGGACTGAATGTTCCTGAATATTGGCTTGTAAGATAGGTATAATCCTTTTCATAATAGGATTTGCCCCATTCATAGGATCTTGTACATAGGCCATCTTAACCTGAATGTGAGCATCATGATCCTGTCCAGGAAATGCTCCAATTGGAATACCCTTTGTAGCTGCCAAAATATCAGATACAGGATCTTGTGGTTTTGCTACCTTCTTAGCAGGTAAAATTTGATTTAGATTTGGCATATTTGCTGACTCTAAAATAGTTCTATTCAATGCTTCAAGATTAAACATTCCAGGTGGTGACTGTTGTGCTAGTTGTAATGTCATCTGAGCTAGCATCATACGATGTGCATTGGAAGGAATGTTTGGATCACTTACTGGAATAATATCAATCTTACCGTCAAAGTCACTCTTAAAAATCTTTCTGCTTATACTCGGCATATCATAAGGATATTCCTGTGGAAGGAAGTCCATATCAATACGAGCTAAAATCTTAAACTCATCTCTTTGAGCTTTATGAAGTCTCTTATGTACTGCACTAAAGAACTTACTTGAAGCTTCAAGAAGTGCCATTGTAGTACCTACAGGACCATATGAAGAAGCATCTGAAATAATCTTTTCGGTACTGTCAGCAAACTTCTGTCCTGTTGCAGCTACAAACTGAAGCATATTATATAAAGTTTGTGATGGCTCTTTATAAGGCAGATTAACAATTGCCTTATTTAAATCCATTCCTGTTGCTTCAACTTCTTTAAATTCTCCTGGTGATATAGGATCATTATCTCCTACAATCCTTACACCCTTTGCCTTAAATCCACCAGGAAGATTTGCAAACTGACCTGCATCTACCAAGGCTCTCATGGCTGCTGTAGCAGTCATTGTTAGATTACCAAGGAAGTGGATCAAACCTAATCCGTAGAAACCAAACCCAGGAACGAATCTATAATGTACAAAATGTAATGTTTTCGATTTAGTAGGATCGTCTGGTCTGTAGTTTCTACGGACACTTAATACGTCACCTGAACTTTCTTCTACTGATACAATATAAGGAAGAGATACACCTTCTCCCTCACAAAACGGTTTTGGAAGTTCAAGATAACAGTGTTGTTCTAAAATTGTAAACTGTGGATCTTCATCTCCTGAAGGATTAAGTCCAAGAATTTGATCCATCTTGGACGTAATAGGAGATAGATTAGGAGTAGAGGGTTCAGGAAGATCAACATCTCTATACATTCCTGAAGCTATTTCTTTTGACATATCCACAGGATTACGATAAATAACGTGAGTATACCTATCTGCTCTTCTTAAATCACTTGCATAATATGAAACATAAAACTGATCTATAGGTACAAATTCTGAACATGGTCGTTTAAGAGAGGCATCATAATAAATTTTCTTAAAAGCTGAACCTATTAATGGAAGGTGAAATAACATTCTTTCTGACTCATCGAAATACTCAGGCATTTGTTCAGTAAGCTGATAGTTCATAAAGTCTTCTACACGATTTCCCTGTTGTATTTTTTCAGCAGTTTCATCCCCCATAATTTGTGCCTTTACAGGACCACCTGGAGGAAGTAATTCTTGAGAAGCTTTAGACTGAAACTTAACTGCTGACTCAATTAATAGAGGATGAACCGCTGTACATGCTCCTTCAAACGGTTCAGAGGTTGTTTCAAGTTTAAGTCCGAGAAGATCAAATCCCTTTTCAAACATGGATTCCCACTCTTCTCTTGAGTTTTTATCAGTATTATACCTATCAACTACTCCTGTTGAAATCTCTTGAAGAAGATCTTCATCTAACTTTTCAGCTAGATTTTCATACCAGTTTTCTTCACCTTCAAAGTTTCCTTCGTCAAACTCTACTGATACATCTTCATCTTCAAAATTAACTGTAACACTACCGTCTTCCTCAATTTCAAAGGTAGGTCCACCTTCTAGTGGTGAATCCTTTCCTGAAATGGGAATTACATTTGTCTGTTGTTGTTCAGACATTGACATAATTTGTTCTAATGGATTTCTTTCAATTGCCATAACTTATATTCCTAATCCTTAGATAGTCGGTTATTCCACAAAGTAAATAAAGACTTTGTTTTCTCGTCTATATTACTCTTTAAAGCATCTAGATCTGCTCTTAATTTTACTACTTGAGTATAAGTATCTCTTTTATGTATATCATCCACATCTTTTCTTAATTCCCCTACTGCACTTTTTAGTTTAACAAACATAACAATTATACCTACAATAGCTACAATTTGAGGCCAATAAGAGGTAATCTGTTCTGACATTTTGTACCTCCCACGAGCTAATCCTTTATATATATATATTTTTTTAGATTCAATATTTAAAACTAATTTATTCTTGATTTGTAATTTCTTCTTTATTATCTTCTA